TAACTCTGGAATACCTTACAAGGAACTTCAGCACCGTTTAGGACATTCCACTTTGCCCATGACTATGGACATTTATAGTTACCTCTCAAAAGAGAACGCCAAAAAAGCCGTCTCATTCTTTGAAACGGCTATGAAATCAATCTAGCAAATATCTAAGCAAACCCAGAAATCAACGTTTTAAGACAAAGCAAAAAGCCCACTGTTGTAGGCTTTCTGTAAGATATTTCTTAAAATTAAAGCATTTTGTTGTATCGCTTTTTTAAGTATTCAGCAAGTATCTTTATTACTTCTTAATGCTTGATAATAGGGGTATTGAGGTTTTTCAATTTTCTTTTAATTGTTTTGGAGTTTCTTCCTTACTCCACAAATCACTGAACATAAAACTCTACTTTTTAAATGAGTTCAGCAGGCAAGAAACAAAGACCACCAAATACAGTGGCCTTTAAATTTTACTTACTTAATTTTTAATATCAACACTACTAATTCATCTTCAAGTGGTTTAGGATTTATCTGCTTAAAGCCGAATGAGCTATAAAAATCGATTAACTTCTCATTGTTTTCACACTCTAACCATACATATTTAGCGCGTATGATGGCAGAGGCCTCAGCAACTTTGTCAAATGCTAGAGTTAGTAAATCAGCTCCACTAATTTTTTTCTCAGCCTCTTTGGAAAAATTTTTACCTAACTGACCAATCAAGTAACTATTGATTTGAAACTTATTTCCTATTTTTCTCCCATATTGTTTTAGTCTATTTCTTTGATTATTACTCAAGCTATCAAAGTTTTTCTCTGACATCGTGAGAGGCTTATTTGCTAAAGAAAAGAAACCAACTAAGATATTGGTTTCTTCTTCAAATACTAAATAAGTTGATGCAATAGCAGATTTTTCAAACTGAATTGCCTTCTCATGTAAAAAAGACTCAATATCATTGGGCACATCTGACTTACCTTCAAATGTTAATAATTTTTCTTTTGTATCTTCTTCACCTAATGCCGTTATTAGGTTATCCAATGACATTACATTATACACGTTTATTCTGTCCTTTTGCAAACATTAATCTGATTGCTTCTAAACTACTAATCTCAGTTGATTCAACATCTTTCGAACGACTAAATCTTTTAGTCTCTGATAAAGCAGAAATTAAATTATCAGCAGACTTTCGATTAAACTTTAAATCAGTTGTAAAACTTCTAGTTGCCATTTTAATTCCCCCCTTAGTTTATATATTGTATAATTCTATACACATCTATTCTATCTTATATCATTATTTTTTTCAATGGTTATGCGACATTTTTTCTTATATTTTTTATTTTCTCGTTTTTGTTATAATCTTATCCTATTTTAATACCTAACTTTTATGTTAATCTTTCTATCTTATAGATTTGTACCGAATGAAGTACCAAATCCCTATACTTCCAAGTTCTTAATTATCGCCATGAACTAGGGTAAGAACAAAAACGCTTTGTTGAAAAAAATATGTTATAGGTTATAATATAAGTAATGAGAGTTACTACCTTCTACATTAAAGGCTTTGGCCGTAGGGGGTGTGTACTCTCTTTTTTCATTTTCTTCCTCCCACTTTATTATTCGTAAAAGGAAATGAAAAAGCACCTAGATTTCTCTAGGAGCTTTCAATTTAGATAGACTTGTCAACAAGAGTATTACTGATTTGATTTTTTGGTTTAGTGTCTATCTCTTTATATACTTCCAAAAAATTTTTACCAACATTACTTTGTGAAAGATTCTGATATATTTTTTTATCTAGAAATCCATATTTTTCTTTTGAAAAATTTGCTACATACATTATATATCACCCTTTCTAATTTTATAATCAATATTATTTTCAATATTAAAGTAGTGTTTTCTTTCAATCCAGATAGGACCTTCCCCTTTAGAAATAGCTAAAACATCCACTGGTCCTCCAACTGTTTCAAGTGTATTCACAATCTTTCTCTTAAAAGAAGTCAACTCAATGAATGTTTTTGCAGTAGAAGCCATCTCATCAATAGGTTGCGTCCCAATCAACTCAAAAATTGGATTTATATAGTATTTTTGCTGGACTCTAGCGATAGTTTCAAACAACTCTTCTTGTGCATCCGATATATTATTACTTTCCAAAATTTCATTAATTTGTTGTCCTATAAATGCGTTTAACATTGGATCTATGCCATTCATTATAGTATCTACCATTTCGGATTGAGCAAAGGGAATAATATGACAAGCAACATTTTGGCTAATTTCTTTCTCGGTAATTACACGCCAGACAAGACGTTTAGCAAATATACCACTTAACTCTATCTGTCTAAGGGATGGAAAAATTTCTTCAACGCCATACCCAGCAATTACCAATCCTGTTACAGAATTTCTATCAAAACCAACTAGCATTGCTTGGTATAATGTTTTAGTTAAAAAGTTTAGTTGCTCATCGGAGTATTCACTATTGTCGAAATACTCATCTAGTTGTTCCCGTATTAAATTAAGTTCGCCATCTAAATATTCAAATTCAGTTTCAGATATTGATTTTGAGATCTCATTTGAATATTCTTCTATAGTTTGCCATAAAATATTCTTAAAAATTTCTAGAGTTATTACTTCTCCCTGAGATGATCTATAATCAGCTACTTCTTGGGTACTCTCGTGTATTATTTTTAAATAACTTTTAGTTTGTCTAGTTATATAATTAATCAAGGCATCATTATTTTGTATCGGCATAAATTGTAATAAAAAATCAACAAAATTTTCAATGTACCTTGCTGTGTCACCTAGCACTTCATTACCAATCGACTTTTTATACTCACTTATGATTACTTCCCACGGTACTCCCATAAAGGAGGAATCTCCATAAATCATAATTCCAACCGAATGTACTCTAGATAAAGTAAATAATTTCCGAGCACTATTAAACACTTTGGAGTTAACCCCGTCAGATAAAGTCACCGCACTATCTGCAGCTAAAACAACTCCATTCTTATTTAGTATTCCAATTTCTGCAGTCAAAATTGAACCTCCAATTATTTTACATAACTTAACAGTTAAAAATCATTAAATATTTTTCAATTTATACAACAACTCTCTCTAACTCATTATAATATAATTCGTACTAAAAGTACATTCTTTTAACCATATGAGCACCTCTCCTATATCTAACAATAATCATAGATTCGCTTTAATTTAGAAAAATCAATCTCAGTTGAACTCCCTCATTTATCCCAATGAATTTCGAAAATATATATCTAATTTCTAAAAACTAGCCTTTACCTTCTAAATTAAGAAGTTTTTATCCCCTTTTTGTTTGGAAGGCTCCGACTTGGAAAAAGTTCCCTTCACCGGTACCCTACTGACCAGAAAGATTTTTTAAAAGGTGGGGGGGGAGTCAAAATCCTTTCAACTCAACAAATCTTTTAGCGATTACCTTTCTACGGCTACTTATATAACGAGTAGTTTTATTTAGTTTCTCTGCCACGTCTTCCCAAGTCGCACCAGCTTCTAAATATCTCATTTTAAAAATTACTAGATCACTTTCAATTAAGTTTTCCATCAAGGTATCTACAACTAGTTTGAAGCCTTCTAAATATCTTAGTGTTTGGTCTTCTTCAATTCTAATGATTGTCGCTTCAGTAGGACTAGATACTGTCTTGCCTTTCCCACCAGTATAATCTTCAGTGCTATGTTTCTTATTATGTATCAGTTCCTGTCTTCTCAAATAAATTTTATTAGCAAGCGTTCTATATCGTCCTAACTCAATATCTATCCCGTCCAGGTCTCTGTTACTCAACTCGTACATAGGCAAGTACCTCCACTTAAATTTAAAAATTTCTTTATCTTTCAATTTGTCAAATTGTAAATTCTGTCAAACTGACAAAAAGCGCTAAAAGCCTTCCAACACTCCACTTACCAGGTATCATTGTTTTAAGTTTGACAACTCTTCAGTATGACAAGTTCAAGGGAAATTTCTTTAATTTATCCCCTCAGTTTCTCATATCTTACATTCTGTGAAACTCACGCTATTCTATAACCCCTTAGTACATATAGCTTTTAAGCTATTGTTTTTTCTCAGTTTATGGTTACTCTATTATGTGAAACTTAGTAAAGTTAAAAAAACAAAGGCTAGTAATACATCTTTTAATCATTCAGAATATTATTAGCCTTGTTTAAATAATCAATTATTTTCTAGATACTCTTTAGCTTTACGATAGTCATTTGGAGATTCTAGGAAGAAAGGTAAAATAGTATGTGGGTATACTTCAGTTCGATACCGTGACAACTGATATTTCTGACTTAATTCTTTTACTACACTATTGTTTATTTCTTCAACTTCTTTTTTCAAATTTTGAATCTCATCAAAAGCATTTAGAATCTGTTTAAGTTTTTTCTGGTAACGCTTATAAACATTCTTATTTTCTGCCTGGCGCTTAGTTTCTTTGAAAATATATCCAAACAGAACCGAACTTAATTCCCATTCATCGTTTTCAAATTGTTTCTCCAGTGATTTAATAGCTTTTTCCATTCTTTCGAGCTGCTCTATAGTTTCGGAGTTATTAGATAAAAATTCATCGATATTATCAAACGAAACATCTTCCTTCCTTACGATGTTTTTTCTTTTTTTATCTAGCTTTCCTCTTGCTTCTTTTATTTTATTATTTTTTTCATTTAGATCTTCTAACAGTGAAAATACTTGTTCTTTATCCATTTTCCCTCCCTAGCTCCATTGAATTAGGTAGCCACAATCCTCTTCAACTTTTTTTACATCAAATCGAGTGTGCAAAAACAGTCGTTTTCCAAAATAATCAGCTGAATCAAACCAACTAAGTGTATCTTTCTTGCGATCAAATAATGTAACAAAATTCTCAAGATCTCCGATAAAAGCTTTCTTATCTCCCTTATTCCCTAATGTTGTATCATCGACAACTAAAAAGTTATCTACAAAAAATGTATCACTTGTATATCTTGTTTTATCTGCCCTAATAAGATAGTTCCCTGATTTATCTTCAAGTCTTTCTAATACACTAAACAGTGATTGACTAACAACCATAGATACATTACGTTCTGGATTAATTAGAGAAACAATAGATTTCAAGTCATCAATACTTGTAGCAGTCTGAATTGTTGCAGTTTGAAGGATTTTCCCAATTTCTCTATTTCGTGTTCTACGTTTTAACTTAATAATCTTCTTACCAAGAAAATCTGTTAAATTATATTGTCCGTCATCTAATTGTTCTTGTGAAAACTCAAGTTTTCCACTAAATAACTTAACTGAGTAAGTAACTCTATTAGTTTTCTTTGCATCATCATCTTGTTCTGTCGCTTGTTTCTGGCTAACCTCTTGCAATGAATCAAATTTGAAGTCAATTACTTCATATTGTCCACTATTTGTGTGTGTCTCAATTATATTTACCAAATCCACCAATTCTGTACGATTGAAATTTTTTTCGTAACTATCTAAAATAGGTTTTTCAAGCAATGCTTGCTGATTATCTAAAATCATTCCCTGTTGTTTAACCCCTGCACTACGAATATAATTTTCTAGATTTTCTTTTTTTTCAATTAGTTTTGTTGTCATATTTTTTCTCCTTTTATCTTTTTATATCTGATTTTTGTTTGTAATTTTTTCTAAAATTCTTTGCTCTTAGTTTTTCTTTTATGATTCTTCGAGCTTTTAGAATCATTTGTTCTAGATCTTGATTTGTCTTGTTTGTCAGCATATTTTTCTAGTATTTCTTTTTTCCGTTTTTCTAAGTTTTCATCATCTTTTTTGCACTTTGTAAATATTTGTTGTCTTTTCTTTGGATCCATAGAAAATTTATCTGCTACAACATACCCTAAAGAAGTATCTCCAGCCATAATACTCACCCCCTTTCAATGAAAACAAAAAGGGACATACCACTAGCACTATTTGCTTTCGGTATGTCCCTGAGTTATTCTCAATAGACTTTATTTTTTTGTTTCTTTCTTACATAGATGGGTAAATTTCCCATCTGAATAGAATAAAGTAATTTCTCCAAATTTTGGAACTTTTTCTACTTCAATTATACCACATTTTTCATAAACAAGAAACCCTTTTTCTGTTGCAAATCCCATTCCGTCTACATTCATTAAACTATCTCTCCTTTAAATTTATTTATTGTGTATCGTTTGTCTTTAATAGTGAAAGCCTTAAAAGCATTACCTTCTAATCCCTTCAAAATTCTACTTGAATTTCTAGCATTGTAAGCCGTTCTAAGTTCGCTACTATCTAAGTTTGTGTTAAAAATTGTAGTTTCTCGATTATTGATAATATCAAATAGAAAATCCTGTTCCCAGTCACTCTTAGGACTGATTGTGCCGTTTTTCGCTCCCAGGTCGTCAATGATTAGAAAATCTACACTGATTAGTTTTTTAACTGCTTCATGTTCCGTTAAGCTAGCATTTTTACCATACTGCCAACCTTCTTTTATTTGTTTTATAATTTCAGTTAGACTTACAAATAAAACACTCTTAGGTTTATTCCTTTCTTTGAAGCTCTCATTTATTTCTTTTGCCATTGCAAGAGATAAATGACTTTTCCCTATACCTGTACTTCCACTTATTAAAGTATTGCCTGTCATACCATTTAGGTACTTTTCAACTTGCCCCCTAGCAAAGTCTAATAGTTGTCGTTCTTCTGTAGTGTTGACAATAAAATTATCGAATGTTGCACCTTTTAACTCGTTCGGGATCATACTTTCACGCATTAAGACATCATAGGTTTTAAAATATTCTTGCCTATCTTCAAACTCCTTTACCAGTTCTTTTTCTTTTTGCTCAATTTCCTCTTGGCCACATTCAGGGCAAAATTCTAGCAAACTTCGTTCCTTGCTTCCTCGTACAGGTATTGAGATTTCCCAATAGTTTACCTGGTGAATCTCACATACTTTTTCAGATATCTTTCTGTTGTTGTATTCTTTAAATTTATCTTGCATTTTTTAACTCCTAAAATGGTAGATCTGGAAAGTTATTGTCTGGCTTACTTTTAGAAATTTTAGGTTTTTGATTTAAATAACTGTCAAACTTAGAACCGAATAGTGTTTCAGGTCTTAAATATTTAAAGAACTCAGGATTATCTTTCCATTCTTCCGTTTTTACATCAATCACCTGTTTAAAATCTTCAAGTGTATATCCTTCATTAAATCGTACTATTATATGTTTTAGATTCTTTTCAAGATATTTATAGTTTTTTCCTACAGAATGATTAAGATAAGCAAGAGGAATTCTAACTAGATACTTTTCTGGCTTGCCTTTTGTAATTTCTTCAATCATTTCTGGTGTTAACCAATCAGGGAAAGTAAAGTCAGGTTTTCCTGACAATATATATTCTTTCTCTAACTCTTTATCTAACTCTATCTCTATCTCTGTTGGACATGAGTTGGAAATAGTCTTTTTGTTTTGGACATTCTCCAATTTTGGTAAATTTTGACTATTCTTTCTTTGGTCTCGCTTGTATTTTGCCCAGTTTGTTTCACTCTCAACCATGGCTTTTGCTTGCGATAATGTAGCATGTCCATCATCATCAATCTGAATTAGTCCACATTTTGTAAAATATGCGACTGTCATATTTATATCATCCTCGGACACATCCAATTTTAAAGCTAGTTCCTGTACCAAATTATCAAAATATCCCTCATAGTATAAAATACAGTCATCTTCTAAGCTCTCCAACATAAGACGGATATAAATAACCGTCATAGTGTAGCCACCTGGCATATGTTTAAGTCGTTTAATAAAAAGATTATCAAAGAATTTCTTATCAACTTTTAACCAAAAATATACTTTAGTCTTTGCCATCTTCCGCCCCCAGGAACTTCAAAATGTCTGTAACTTTGTAATAAACTTTTCTTGTATCTTCCAGTGGTGGTTGATACCGTCTTAGCCCTGCGCTTTCCCACTTCTGCAAGGTTTTATATTTTATGTCTAACTCGTCCATGGCTTCCTGTGCTGACATTAAACCAGTTAGTCGTGGTTTAGGTCTTTCTCGAACTGCTAGATAGTTTTCTACTACTGTGCTTATTCTATTTGTTAAATCGTGTTCGCTTTCTTTACTCAAACTAAACATGTTTAATCTCCTTTACTTACTGCTCCAAGTTGAATATAACGCCCATAGTAAGGGTTTAACTCGTTCCTTGGTGTTTCTATCGCTTGTTTGTTATAAGGATGTTTATGCTTTTCTAAATGATGTAGATAAAGGAATAATAGACCTACAACTAAAAGTAAGATAACTGCCTGTGTATTGGTTAAATCTAATTCATTCATATTAGATCCTCGCTTGATAATTATTGATAAGTTCCACACGATCTACTTGTTCCATTTTCAAGAAATCGTCTACTTCTTCATAGGTCACTTTTCTGTCAACAAAATCAGATAGAAATTGAAAAAGTTTTGGGTACTTCTCCTTAATCTCTGCTATCAATTCGTCAAATTCTGTTTGTGTCATTTCTTTAATATCTTTAGTCATGGTATGCCTCCAACTCTTTAGCGTTGTCATTGTTCAAAAGCAAAAAGGATATTTCGTTTAGACGGTCATATAGTTTTTCATTCTGGGTGTATGCCACCTCAATGTATTTTTTAGAAAGCCATAAGAATGCGGTTGTATCTTTCTGTAGTGCTAACTCAATTCCTTCAAGAGCTAGGTTATTCATTTCTAAAACGTTCGTGATGTCGGTTAATTCATTCCCTAATTCTGCTAGTTTCTTAGCTGATAATAGAACTTGTTGGTTTGATATCGCTTTTTTTGTTGTCATGTTTTACCCACCTTTTTTTCTAATCAAGTGCCTAAAATTGTCCTTTCAGCGCTTGATTTCAAAACCTTTTCTAATTGCTTGCCTGCTCTTCGGTTTTTCTTTAGATATTTGATAGAATAGATATTTTTTGCTATAATCAAAGCATAGAAAAAATTTCTATACTCTGAATTGTGTCGCTTGCTCGCCTCGTCTAAAATTTGAGCAAGTGATTTTTTTATTTTCTTTTTGCATGATTACTACCTGACTTTGGTTTATAAAGCAAGTCTTTACTCTTAATAAGATCTAGAATCCAACTGAATCCCTGCTCAACCGTTTCAAGAAATGCGCCCAGGTCTTCACTCTCCAGGTTCTCGTAGTTCATACAAAGATATTCAGCTAGTTGTCTGTCTTTCTCAACTAGCTTTTTAAAATCCTTGGGATACTTAGGAATATCTAACCCCTTGGCATTTGTAACTGTCTTAAAATCATTTTCCATTTTCTATACTCCTATACTTTAAAAATTAGTTCTTTAATTTCTAAATACCCCCTATTCAAATTAATCATAGCTATTGCCATATCTTCCAAACGTTGGTAGTTTGTCAGTTCTGCACTGGTCAAGCCATCAATACCGTTCTTACTTTCTCGCTCCTTCATAAGTTGCGCTTTATTCTTCCCTGTCACTCCCTTTAGTAGTAGGTTTGTAAGGGTACTATAGGCATGCTTAGGTGCTTTCTCCCATGTTTGAATAGCTTCAGTTAAGCTTTTACGCTTTGGCTTTTCAAGTTCCCGTTGAAGATAGCGTTTAGAAAGTTCATCACGCATTTCAAAAAAGGCTTTGACCAGGTTCTTCTTAAACTCTTTTACGGGCTCTGTATTTCGTAAGTAAGTGATCAGCAATGTAGCTTGTTGCTCGTTCAAAATATAATCCCGTATATTTTGCCCACTCTCTGAAGGTGAAATTTTAAATTGCACCTTTCCGAAGCTTTCAAAGTCCTCTCGGTGCTTATTCAGCAAAATCTTCAAATGTCTGTGCTTAATTTCAGCGCATTCTGCAACGATACTGCTCAGTGTATACGGCTCTTTCTTGCCGTCCATATAAACCAATTCCATTGGTTCACTCCTTTCTTCTTGTTGCTCGTGCTTGCCACCTAAAACAGTACCAAGGTAAATCATTGTGGTAGGGAAAATTTAGGAGAGAATAAACCCCTACAAACCCTTGATACTGCCATAGGTAGCAAGCAGAAATATTCTTGATTCTGTCTTATGCTCCTTTCTAATAATCTTCAGCAAGCCATTCCATGGCTTTTTGGTAAATGCTCGGCTTGACTTCGCCACCGTCTCGAATTTTTCGATAGGTAACTTGTGTAACTCCGATTTCTTCGCCTGCTTGCTTAGCAGTCAATTTCTTATCAGCTTGCTTTCGGCGAATCGCTTTTGCTTGTGTTGAGGTAATAAGCAATAAAATCCCTCCTTTCTTTTGCTAACTATTTGTTAGCTTGATTGTATTGTAGCGTATTTTTTGTTAGTTGTCAACAACAAAATGGTAAAAAGTGAATTTTTTGTTAGCTTTTTGTTATTTTGTGATATAATTAAAATGAGGTAATATACATGAACAGATTAAAAGAGTTGAGACAAAAAAAAGGCGACACTCAAGAGGACGTCGCTAAAGTTATGGGTGTGACCCGTAGAGGATACCAAAAATGGGAAAACGGAGAAAGTCAAATCAAACCAGAAAAAGCTCGACAGCTTGCTGACTACTTCGGAGTAAATGTTGCTTACTTATTAGGATTTGAAGATAAACAAAATATTTTAAAAATAATCCAAAGTAACGAATTTAAAAAATTACTTAATGATATAGATATTGAAAAAATAAATGAACTTGGTTCGGCATATAAAAACGTTGAAGAACATATAAATAATCCTGTAAAGTATAACAATTTTGGAAAAGGATTGCTTAATCATATCCCATCGTATATGTTTACAATTGAAGAACTAATAAATGCTGATAAAGAGAACAATACAAATTTTGCAGATATTTTAATCAACTATATTTCTTTAAATGACTATGATAAAAAAATAGCTTTTGATTTAGTTCAAAAACTATCTGAGAGAGACAACGAAAAGGAGTAACCCCCATGGGATTTTTTGATACTGTAAAACAAGAAGGTAGTTTTTCTACCGCTTCTGGAGTAAATGGACTACACTACGTTGTTCTTCAGGTAACTTTGAAAGAAAAGTTTTTCGGCACTGGATCAGGAAACCTTACAGAATTAGAAGATGTTATCAATAAACAAGCTTCAAAAGGTTATCGCCTGCATACCATCACAACCGCCAATGGTGGAAGCAAAGGTTTAGGCGGTGGTGACCGCATCCAGGCTACAATGGTTTTTGAGAAGATTATTTAATTAATATCCTTTATAAGCCCCATAATCGCTTTATTCTCTTACCTGGTACATTTTACCGTTCGTCCTCTTAAAAATCGAAAATAGAGGGGTTCTCGTAACTCCTAGCATGGTATAAATTCAAAACCTTTTCTAATTGCTTGCCTGCTGATGGAAAGGAATACTATGCAAATAAAACAAATCACAAAAAAAGACGGTTCAATAGTATATCGTGCTAATGTCTATCTTGGTGTTGATAAAGTCACTGGAAAAGATGTAAAGACAAGCATAACAGGGAGAACAAAAAAAGAAGTTAAGCAAAAGACAAAAGAAGCTGAAATTGCTTTTTTACAAAATGGATCTACTAGATTCCAGGCTTCTAATATTACTACCTACAAGGAACTAGCTTCCTTATGGTGGGAAAGTTACAAGCATACAGTAAAGCCTAACACACAATTGAACGTTAGAAGACTGCTAGATAATCATATCTTACCCTTATTTGGCTCTTATAAGTTGGATAAACTAACTACTCCACTTATTCAAAATGTAGTCAATAAACTTGCTGACAAAACCAATAAAGGGGAGGAAGGTGCTTTTCTATACTACGATAGCTTACACGCTTTAAATAAGCGTATTTTGCAGTATGGTGTAGTTATGCAAGCTATACCGTTTAATCCTGCTCGTGAGGTAATATTACCTCGTAATACTCAAAAAGCAAAGCGAGAAAAAATAAAGCATTTTGATAACCAAGAATTAAAAAAATTTCTTGATTATCTAGATAGTTTAAACTTGAATAAGTTTCGTTATTACTACGAGAATACACTTTATAAGTTTTTGCTTGCTACTGGTTGTCGTATCAATGAAGCTTTAGCCCTTTCCTGGTCTGATATTGACCTAGATAATGCAGTTGTGCATATCACAAAGACTTTAAACTATAAACAAGAAACCAATAGTCCAAAATCAAAAACAAGTCTAAGGGATATAGATATAGATCAAGCTACTGTTAGTATGTTGAAACAGTATCGACTTAGACAAACCAAGGAAGCGTGGAAAATAGGTAAATCGGAAAGTGTCGTATTCTCTGACTTTATCCATGAATATCCTAATAATCGAACCTTACAAACTAGATTAAGAACCCATTTTAAACGGGCAAAGGTCACTAATATAGGTTTTCATGGCTTCAGACATACACACGCTAGTTTATTGCTTAACTCTGGAATACCTTACAAAGAGCTTCAGCACCGTTTAGGCCATTCCACTTTATCCATGACTATGGATGTTTATAGTCATCTCTCAAAAGAGAACGCAAAAAAAGCAGTCTCATTCTATGAAACTGCACTAAAAAGTTTATAACTGAACAAATAACTGAACAAACCCAGAAATCAACGTTTTAAGACAAAGCAAAAAGCCCACTGTTGTAGGCTTTCTGTATCATAAATCTTAAAATTAAAGCATTTTGTTGTAGAATTCAACGACAAGTGCTTCGTTGATTTCTGGGTTGATTTCGTCGCGTTCT